GTCTGCAACCGGGTGGGGCGATCGTAATCGTGATGACGCGCTGGGCTCAGCGTGATTTGACAGGACAGGTGCTTAAAAATGCAGCGTTACGTGGCGAGACGGACTGGGAAGTCATTGAGTTTCCGGCGATCCTGCCCTCTGGCAACCCGCTCTGGCCTGAGTTTTGGAGCATGGCGGAGCTTTCTGCGCTTCGTGAGGAATTGCCGAATTCGAAGTGGCAGGCGCAGTATCAGCAAAACCCAGTGGGTAATGAGAGCGCGATTGTTAAACGAGATTGGTGGCAGTGGTGGGAAGAAGATGAGCCTCCTCAGTGCGAGTACATCCTCCAGACGTGGGACACTGCGTTCGAGAAACACCAGCGGGCCGACTATTCTGCGGGCACAACTTGGGGCATCTTTACCCACTATAAAGACAACACGAAGAACATCATCCTCCTCAACACATATAAGAAGCGTGTGGAGTGGGTGGACTTGAAGAAGGACGTGCTCAAGGAGTACAACATGTTCGAGCCAGATGGTCTGTTGATTGAAAAGAAGGCGACCGGCGCACCACTCATCTATGAGTTGCGGGCGATGGGCATACCGGTGCAGGAGTACACCCCGTCGAAAGGGCAAGACAAAATTGCCCGTTTGAACTCAGTCTCGGACATAATTGCGTCTGGGAAAGTCTGGGTTCCCAAGACTCGTTGGGCTGAAGAGCTCGTGGACGAGATTGCTGCGTTCCCGTCAGGCGAACATGATGACTTGGTTGACGCGACAACACTTGCTTTGATGCGGTTCCGCGCAGGTGGATTCCTCCGCTTGGCAAGTGACGAGCCCGAAGATATTCAATGGTTCCGAAGCCGCAATAAAGAGCGGTACTACACAGTGTAAGGACACAAGATGGAAAAAGGTTTATACGCAGCGCCCATGGGCCTCTCTGATTTGGCCGAGCAGCCAGACATCGAAATTGAATTGGAGCTCGAACCCGGCGAAAACGGCGAGCACCTAGACGCAGAGACCGAAGGCACTGCCGACGACTTTGATGCCAACCTTGCGGAGTTCATGGACGACAAGGACCTGAGCGCCTTGGGCGAAGAGTTGGTGGGTGACTTTGATAAAGATACCGGCGACCGACGCGATTGGATTCAGACGTATGTTGACGGTCTGAAGTTGTTAGGTTTGAAGTACGAGGATAGGACAGAACCATGGCAAGGCGCATGTGGTGTGTTTCACCCGATGCTGACAGAGTCCGTTGTGCGCTTCCAGTCAGAGTCAATGATGGAGACGTTCCCAGCGATGGGACCTGTGAAAACCCAGATTGTTGGCGCGATCGACGTCCTCCGGGAAGAAGCAGCCGCGCGCGTACGCGAGGACATGAACTACCAACTGACGGAGGTGATGACTGAGTATCGCTCCGAGCACGAGAAGATGTTGTGGTCTCTGCCATTGGCAGGTTCCGCGTTCAAGAAGGTGTACTTCGACCCATCGAAAGGTCGTCAAGTTGCCCTGTTCATTCCCGCTGAAGACATCGTGGTGCCGTACGGCGCATCTAATATTGAGGATGCCGAGCGCGTTACCCATGTGATGCGTAAGACTGAGAACGAGTTGAAGAAACTCCAGTACGCTGGCTTCTACATCAACGAGGACTTGGGCGACCCCATCGTCGAGTTGGACGACGTCGAGAAGCAGAAGGCTGAAGAGAATGGCATGTCTGCTATTCAGGACGACCGCTATCGCCTGTTGGAAATGCACGTCATGCTGGACTTGGAAGGGTTCGAGGACAAAGACGAGGACGGCGAGGAGACCGGTATCGCTCTCCCCTACGTGGTGACAATCGAGAAGGGCACGCGTAAAATCTTGGCCATCCGCAGGAATTGGTACGAAGATGATCCGCTCAAACTCAAGCGCCAGCACTTTGTGCATTACCAATACATTCCGGGGTTCGGTTTTTACGGCTACGGACTCATTCACCTCATCGGGGGTTATGCGAAGAGCGCCACCATGCTCATTCGTCAGCTCGTCGATGCTGGTACCTTGTCCAACCTCCCGGGGGGTCTCAAGTCTCGCGGCTTGCGAATTAAAGGCGATGACACGCCAATCCAACCGGGTGAGTTCCGCGACGTAGACGTGCCAAGCGGTTCGATCCGCGACAACATCCTGCCTCTGCCGTACAAGGAACCAAGTCAGGTTCTGTTCAGCTTGTTCAACCAGATCGTCCAAGAAGGCCGTGCGTTTGCATCGTCTGGCGATATGAGTGTGTCCGACATGAGCAGCCAAGCCCCTGTTGGCACGACTCTTGCCCTGTTGGAGCGTACGCTGAAGGTTATGTCTGCTGTGCAGGCCCGCTTGCACTATGCGATGAAGCAGGAATTCAAGCTCCTCAAAGTCATCATTGCCGACTACACACCAGAAGATTACGCGTATGAACCAGAAGAAGGTAGCCGCTCAGTCAAGCGCGCCGACTACGACATGGTTGATGTCATCCCTGTCTCCGACCCCAACGCAGCTACCATGGCCCAGAAAGTCGTGCAGTACCAAGCAGTGTTGCAGTTGGCCCAGAGTGCACCGCAGTTGTATAACCTGCCCCTTCTTCACCGCCAGATGATTGAAGTGTTGGGTGTGAAGAACGCCAACAAGTTGGTGCCAGTGGAGGACGACCAGACTCCGACCGACCCAGTGCAGGAGAACCAGAACATCTTGACCGGCAAGCCCGTGAAAGCGTTCATGGAGCAGAACCACCAAGCTCACTTGGGTGTTCACATGGCAGCGATGCAAGACCCGAAAATCATGCAGATCGTTGGCCAGAACCCACAAGCTCAGGCTATTCAGGCAGCGATGATGGCTCACATCAACGAGCACGTCGCGTTCGAGTACCGCCGTCAGATCGAGAAGCAAATGGGTATGGTCTTGCCGAGCGCAGACAACCAGAAGCACTTGACTACAGAGCAAGCCGACCAGATTGCCATGGCCGCAGCCCAAGCGTCGCAACAGCTTCTCCAGCAGAACAAGCAGGAAGCCGCAGCCCAGCAAGCTCAACAACAAGCTCAAGACCCTGTGGTTCAAATGCAACAGCAAGAACTCCAGATCAAGATGCAAGAGTTGCAGCTCAAGGCTCAGAAGCAACAAGTGGACGCTGCCGCCAAGGCCGACCAGCTGGAGATCGAGAAAGCTCGCATCATGGCCCAGAAAGAAATCGCTGCTATGCAGGTTGGGGCTACCGCCGCAGCCGCCCGCGACAAACTGGCCAAACAGCAAGAGCTCGAAGGTACACGCATGGGTATCGACGCTGCCAAACACCGCGCTCAGATGGCTATGCAGAAAGCTTCACAAAACCGCGCGCCGCGCGACAAGAAGGAGTAATAGTTGGACAACAGCCGAGTGCTTGCTTACATCGCCAAGGAGATCGACAAACTCCGTGGCGACCAGAATTCCTTCCTCTCCGGAGGAGGTGCTAAAACGTTTGACGAGTATCGTCACGTCTGTGGGGTCATCCGAGGTCTGACTCACGCAGAAACCATTGTCAAAGACCTTGTGCAACGAATGGAGCAATCTGATGAGTGAACTTAATTTAGCGGGTGCAGTGGACCTGTCCGGTCTCTTGAACAAACCCGCCGAGGATAAGGCGAAGCAACTGCCTGATCCGAAGCGCTTTCACGTCCTGTGTGTAGTCCCCGAGGCTATGGAGCAGTACGCCGATAGCGATGTTGGCATCATCAAATCTAGTCAAGCTATGTACCACGAAGAAGTGCTGACCTCAGTGCTGTTCGTAGTGAAACTTGGCCCTGACGCGTACAAAGATGAGACTCGTTTCCCATCTGGCCCGTCATGCAAGGAAGGTGACTTTGTCATCGTCCGACCCAATTCAGGCACCCGCCTGAAGATTCATGGCCGCGAATTCCGCATCATCAACGATGACTCGGTTGAAGCAGTTGTGGAAGACCCCCGTGGTATCACGCGTGCATCATAAGGAGTAGAACATGCCCGGTTTTAAAGAAGAAGAGTTCGAGTTTCCTGACGAGAAGGAAGCGCGAGAAGCTAAACAAGCTACTGCTGAAGACGACAAGTTTGAAGTAGAGATTGAGGACGACACCCCCGCAGCGGACCGTGGCCGTAAAGCCGCGCCACCCCCTGAAGACCCAACAGAAGACGAGCTAGCCTCGTACGACGAGAAGGTCCAAGCGCGTATCAAGAAGTTCACCCGTGGTTACCACGATGAGCGCCGCGCCAAGGAAGAAGCCTTGCGTGAGCGTCAGGCCGCTGAAGCCTACGCCAAGCAGGTCTACGAGGAAAACAAACGCCTCCAACAGCAGCTTGCTACCGGTAGCCAAGCCTATATTGAGCAGTCAAAGTCGTCTGCTGATATTGAGTTGAGCACCGCCAAGAAAGCCTACAAGGAAGCCATCGAAGCAGGTGATATTGACGCTCAGGCCGACGCCCAAGCCGACATTGCCCGCGCTATGTTGAAGATCGAGAAGGCTCAGAACATGAAGCCGATCGAGGTCGAAGACAAAGACGACTTCAAACCTGCACAGCCCGTTCAAGACGACCAACCTAAGATGAGTCCACGTACTCAAAAATGGGTTAACGCCAATTCTGATTGGTGGGGCGTTGACGAAGAAATGACTATGACTGCTATGGGGCTTGACAAGAAGCTCGCAAAGGAGTATGGTTCGAACTATGTAGGTACTGAAGAGTACTTCCGAACCATCGACAAAACGATGCGCAAACGATTTCCTGAACATTTTGAAGATGTTCAGAGCCATGAGGATGACGAAACGCCTCCACGAAAGACGTCAGAACCGGCTGAAGAGGAAACTCCCCGCCGTGCAACAAAATCCGCTACTGTTGTGGCTCCGGCCTCACGTAGCACCCCGCCTAATCGTATTCGTTTGAAGGCATCCGAAGCAGCGATCGCTCGCCGTCTTGGGGTTCCAATTGAACAATATGCTAAACAGGTTGCTTTGCTGAAGAGAGGTGAATGATGGAAAACGGTACTAAACAAAACCGACTGGATCGTAAACTGGAAGATCGTACGGTCGCACAACGCCCAACGGCGTGGCGTCCACCCGAGACTCTACCTAGCCCTGATGCCCGCCCCGGCTGGACTCATCGCTGGATTCGTACCAGTACTGTTGGTGTCGCTGACCCATCAAATATTTCTTCTAAGCTTCGCGAAGGTTACGAGCCCTGCAAAGCAGAGGAGTACCCTGAGCTCATGATGCACGCTACTACCGAAGGTCGCTTTAAAGGCAACATTGAGGTGGGTGGTTTGTTGCTCTGCCGCATCCCATCGGAGTTCTTGGAACAACGATCAGCGTATTACGCTAATCAGAACAAGTCTCAAATGGAGTCCGTGGACAACAATTTCCTTCGAGAAAGTGATCCTCGTATGCCCTTGTTCTCGGACAAGAAGTCGAAGGTTACTTTCGGTTCTGGTTCTTAAATTTTGGAGTCCTAAATGGCATACCCTACCGTTTCGGCACCTTATGGCTT